AAAAAAAAATATATATAACGCAAAAGACTTCAAGAGCGCAGTTGTCGTTGATAACTATCCTTGGGGTTTCAAGCTCAAAACTAAAAGAGCTTATTGGATCGAGACAAATAACAAAGGCGACAGATTTTGTTATCAGACTTTAAATCCAAAAAACAATAAGTGGTGTGCTGTTAAAACTTCTACTTATGGAGCTGCGTTTGTTTTAACTCAAGATGAGGATAATTTTGTTTCTTATTTTGGCGTTCACAAATGCGATAGCTCAAAAGTTGTAGAAAAATGGTTGACAAGAGTTGATTACAATCAGCTCAACACTTTACAAAAAAAGCAGCTTTGTAAAATTAAGGCTTTTGATAAATCAATGGAGGGAGTTAAGATCTCTTTTGTTAATTCAACTGCCTGGAGCGATGAAGAGAGAGCAGCTCACAAAGCGAAACAAGATGAGATCAATGGCAAGTTAGCGGGTTATGCTAACAAGTTATATGCTCATTGCCTTGTTAAAAATAACTTAGTTGAGAAAGGTTAATTATGTTTTTAACTTTAATATTGTTTGTCGCTGCCGTGGGATCTATGTTCATAGCTTACTACGGAATTAAAGCTACAACTTAAAATTATTCCTGGTTGTCGCTGCTAAGTTGGTTCTTGGTTGCGGCATCCATGGTTCTCGCACGCACGGCATGGAGTTCGGGACCAGGATGGCAGCTATAAATACTGACATCATTTATTGATAATCAACATT